CTCTTGGTAAAGCCTGTAATTAAGTGCAAATTCAGCGGCGTTCCTTCCGATAATCTGCGTATGGCCGGATAGTGTCTTGAGGTCGAGGGTGATCATCCTCAGCCAATCTTCGAGCGGGAAACCGATGTTATTCCATTTCCCGAGAGTAAACTGATCTGTCCGATGATCCGGCGTAATCATTGGATTCTTGCGATCATCGTCATCCTTGAATCCGTCAAAGATCTTATACAGCTTATTCCAGAACGGAGCCTTTTCGGCGAGATTTGTGGTCCAGTATTTGCCTTGGCCCTTATCCCACGGATAGAACATATCGATGCGTTTCAGGTATTTCTGTTCGAACTTCGTGAAATACTCCTTGCCGTATCGGTAGAATGTATCCTGGGAATGCTCGATAGCTTCGTCGAGTGTTTTTACGTCCTTACGCAAGTCAGCAAATACAACAGACATTCGGCCGACCGACTCAGTCAGGTTGGAAAATTTGCCTGGTATATGCGTCAACCAATCCAAAACGCCCTTACCGGATCCCGTGCCAACCTCGTACATACCGGTCTGTTTGGTGAGACCGTTATCCACGAATTGTTGCCACAATGTTGCATTGGGTTTTCCGTCCTGGAAAAACATCTTTCCGGCCTTCCAGAAATCCTGAAGGCGAGCGCCCTCTGCAATAGCCATATTTGCAGTGCCCAGGGCATTGCGGATTTGGAAGTTCGGCAGCCAGGACAGAAGCATCTTGAAGCCGGCGTTGACTTTGTCGATGGATTTGCCGATCCACCCGGACTTTAGCTCACTCTCGAACGCATCATAAATAATATCCCGATACGCCTGCGGCTGCGTATTGGGCTGGATTTTCAGTGTCTCTTGGGGCGTGATTTTTAAATTGTGTGATGGTTTGGTCAGGAGATCAAGATGCGACTTGGCAGCCGAGAGCTGTGCCACCAAATAGTCGTATGTGGTTTTCGCATATTTGGCCGCTTCGTTGATTTGCTTTGCACCCAGCCCTTGCTGTAATCTCGGAAGCAGCTCATTGGCAAAGTTTTTGTAAGCCTGAGCTTGTGTGTTTTTGGCGATGATGTGTGTCCATTGCTCGACGCTTTGCATTACTTGGCGCTTGACTTCAGTAGGCAGGCTGAGTAGCGGAGCAGACGCGTCCTTGAGTGACATCCCGGAGCCGGACAACCATTTTTCGCTTATATTTCGCCCGCTTGAATCCTTAAACAACGTAGCGAGACTCTCGCGGTATAGCTTGTCTTGCTCTGTCGCAGCGTTAATCCATTTTGCCTTTGCGCCTTCAATGGATGCGGTCAGGTTCCCGATATCGCGTTTCACTGCGGCAATCTGCAAGAAGTAATCACCAGTTGACGATTTCATGGAGTCAACGGCCGCTCCTGCGTTCTTGGTAGCAGAAGACGCAGCATCAATTGCCTGCTGTCCGAATGCCTTGAGTTTGGAAAGATCGCGGGTAACGGTGGCTTCACGGAATAAATTCTTAAATTCTTTGACATCGGCGGCCGGCATCGTTTTTTCGATTTCGTAAAATATATTAAGGCGTTTACTGAGTCCCTCGATGCCCTTATTGATCGCCGGAGCCTTTGACGCGTACTCCTTGACGAGCCTGCCGGCGGCCCCCAACCCCGAGAGCATTGGTTTGATGCCAACCGATATGAAACTCCCGGGGTCGCCGCCGATATCCATACCGATGCCCAGGGCGGCCGTTTTCCAGCCTTTCTTCATCCCGAGCTGGTCAATCAGGATATCTTCGCCGTATTTCCGGTCTTTGAGAAAATCTTTTCCTGTCCCGAGAGTAGCGATACTATCGCGCACCTGGCGGGCGTATGATTTAGCAAAGACCTCCATCCCTTTCGCGATGGAGGCCCCTTCTATTCGTGCTTGCGCTGCTTTGTAGGTAGGGTCGATGACTGAGATAATACTGAGCGGAGCACCGACAAACCGCTTGATGTTGCCAGCTCTCGGCAGCGTGTTGACTTGCTCGGCATACTCGCCGATCTGGTCCATCAAGTGTTTTTGTTTCTGGCGCTCGGATGCGATTGTTCTTGCGGCACGTTCGGCACGTTCCGCATCGTTGGTCGCCTTCCTCGCTATTTCGGCTTGCTCTTCAAGCCGGTCAGCCATGTTTTCGTATTTGTCGATCGCCACAGTTGAACCTCACGAGCGCATGTATTTGTCGAATTCGTTCTTGCTTGCGAAACGCCCTACTCGCGCCCCCACTGCAATGGTCTTTCCCAGTTGCTTGAAAAACTCGTTCTGTCGCTTTGCGTCTTCCTCGAGAGCTGTTACGAAGAAGCTGTATCCGTACTTCCAGACTCCTTGGTGTCCTCCTGCGAGTAAGCGGCAAACCGCAGCATCAAGTCGTTCAAGATGGTCTCCCTGAGTCCCTTGAGGAGCGGGTTTTCGCCCTCGAGCCGGAGGGCTAGGTCGAAAAAAATGGCGTTGACCTCTGCGAATGCGTCATAGATCATCTTCAGCTCGCTCGGCACAAGATCGTCTGCTTCTTCCAGTGCGATGCCATGAATACACTTGTCCCAGTGTGATTTAAGCAGCGCCTCATTGGAGAACATCGGGACGTCGGACGATCCCGGGTTCGCGCCAATCATGTCGCGCCACAGTTTCTTGATGTCCTTGACGGTCAGTTCGTAAACAGTAATATTTTTGCCGGCGATTTTGAGTTCTTTGAATTCTCTTGACATGAATCATCCTCCCTTGAATGATTTGAGTGAGAAGTCCGGGGGATTTTCATCCCCCGGATATGGTGAGGTTAAAAACAGCGACTATTCGTCTGTGGTCGTTGTGGTCGTTGTCGTCGTTGTCGTCGCAAACGCTGCCGTGAAGAACGGGCTGGTCGCGTGGCCGGTTTTATCAGCCAGGCCCTTGCCGGTAAACGACAGTGATGTGTATTCGTCGCTGATCAGCGAGAACGCGCCATTCGGGGTCAGCTTGCATTTCCAGAACGTGTAATTGACATTCGGGCCGATCGGGTTGTCCGCGCGGAACTTGAGCGAATACTGCTGATTCGCGTTCATATTGGCGTACAGCGTCCGGGTTCCGGACAGGGACGCCTTTAGGAACATGCGCAGGTTTTCGACCGACACTTCATCGAGCGTAAAGCTCACGGTGTAGCCGGTCTGGATGACCACTTCCTGGTCCTGTTCTTTCAGCCCGGACCGAGAGTTATAATGCTCGAGGACCTGCTCGGTCAGCTCGTATTCAAATTTCGGGCAGTTTCCGACATCGACATAGGAGCCGATGACGCCATTCGTGATCTTGGCAATGGAGAGAACACCTTTGCCGATCATGTAGTTGTCTGCACTGGGGGGAGTTGCTGCGGGTGCCATGGATAGCCTCCTTAATTTCCGATTTCAAGTTGGTAATACTGTTGGTCATAAACGGTGAACAGATCTGTGGTAATCAGATAGTCGCCGTCACTTTCGATGTTCAATGTTCCACAGCCGCGAACAAGCACTTTCCCATGCAGAGCCTCGACGCATTTGGTCATGATGGAGAAGATGTTCGGAGTTTCCGAACTACTAAAGTCGTGCATATTGGAGTCGCCGATATAGATAGATATATCGTGGCGAAAACGGAGGGCGTTCCCGGCGCCTTCCATGCGTTTGCGATTCTTGGAAATGACGAGCGCAAACGGCGTGGTCAGGTTGACCATGGCCGGGAAGGTTTCCTCTCTTAGCTGGGTCTTCTTGCTATACCGATCCAGCTCTCCGTGGTACGGCTTTACGAGCTTGAGCTCGGGGACATTGGTCCGTAGATGATCGCACAGCACCGAGATGATCGTTTCCCGTCCAACCAGCAGCCCCATCAGAACTCCTCCATGAACGCAGTGGTGAATTTTTGCGTCCGTGAGTAAACCGCATAACCGCCTCCGGGCTCCTGCGTTTCGCCGGATGTCTCCTGGCCAAGCGTCAGTTTTCCTTCGGCGATGCGCTCCAAAATGCGTTGACAGTCCTTGTAGGTGTCTCGCCACACGGCAGAGTCAAAGTACTTCCGAAGATGGAGGTTCCAGATGGCCATCTTCGCCGACAAATTCGTCACCAACGGCGCGACCGGGCTGAGCGGCACCGAATACCCGGCAAGCAGTAGATAGGCATCGATCTCGCGGTCAGCCTGGTCGATCGCTTCGTCAATATTGTCCTGATTGACGGATGTTGCCCCGGACACATCGCTGGACAAATTGATCAGCATGGTCTGGGGCAGCAGTTTGGCGAGATCAGTTAGAGTGCAATACGCCATGTCGCTCTCCGTTAAAGACTGCCGGAGGGGTTTGGCCCTCCGGCAACCCGGTTACTTTTTGCAGTTGGAGATGAGATACCCGGCGTCCTTGTTGACGATCAGGGTGTCATACATATCCGTGCAACGGACGTTGACGATCTTGCCGCCTTCCTCGGTGAAGATATCCACGTAGGGATACGGGGTCGCGGAGAATCCCGGTTTGATCGTGTAGCCGAAAGCCGGCTCATCGATGTCGGGGGTCTTCGTGTCGGGGATGTAGCAGAGGATCGCGTTGTCGGACCACAGGTCGTAGAACGCCTCGGAGGTGTTCAGGCCCATGGACAGGCCGATGATGACCCGTTTCAGGTCATGCATCTGGGCGATGAGGTCCGGGCGGACGACTTTGTCGTTCGTCAGCTTCATCTTGTCCGTATAAGCCGCATGGAACTTCAGGCACGCATATGTGTCTGCACCCATGATCAGCGTGTTGGGGTAAACGCCGATCTTGCCGCGAATCACTTCGCGCGCGTCTTCGATGGCGCCGACGGGATCCGAGCCGGTTTCCGACCAGCAGTCCGAGCCGGTCAGAGCCAGGACGTTCGAGTCGTTGTAACTCGCGGACGACTGCACCTGGTCGGCGACAACCTTCTCGAGCTCCAGCTTCAGGTTCCACTGGACTCTGCGGCGTTGACGGTCCTGCAAGTTGAAAAGCGCCTTCAACGCGGCGTCGCCAGGGAGGTTATTGAGTTCGTTCAGCTCGCGCTGATCCAGCGGAATAGCCAGATCGTGTTCTTCGCAGAAGAATGTGATCCAGGAATCCGGGGACATACCGGCGCGGTTGCTGTGGGCGCCGCGGGCTCTCAGGGTCTCATAAACCTTGAAAGCGTCCTTCCCGAAAACGGGAATCTTGCCGCCCTTCGTCACGGACTTTACGACGGGGAACACTTCCTCGCCGATCAGCCCACTCGGTTTGTATCCGGACGCCAGTGTGGTCAAGGGAACGCTGACGCCTTCGGTGATTGTGTCAAAAAAAGTTGCCATTTTCTAAAATCCTCCTATGTCGTTAGCGTTATTATACGGTCGTGGTTGTCGTGGTTGTCGTGGTTGTCGTGGTTGTCGTGGTTGTCGTGGTTGTCGCGACAGCACTGATCATCGCGCCATTCACCAGTTTCACCTCAACGAGCTGACCCACAAGGGGCTGATCCCGCATGACGATGCCGTTGATGTAATGGCCGTTGGTTGCCTTGATGGCCTTACCAAGTGCATTACTGGTGATCTGCTCGCCAGCCTCCAGCGCTTCGCCGGCTTCCACCAGTGCGGTGCCGCTGATGGTGATCTCAAACGATACGCCAGTGTCCTGGTCCGATTCACCGGACACGCCTTTGGCCAGCGCGCCGATACTGGAAACAACCGCATCCGTGTAATCGATGAAGCGCCGCTTAGTGATCGCACCATTGGCGACGCCGGTTGTTTTGATTCCGGGTTTTTCAGTGTGAAGTCCCATTTTAGATCCTCCTTGTACGGATGGGGTGTGTGGTTAGGCTTTCATGAACCGTTCGGCCGCAACTTCGTAATCGACGTTGTTCGCCTTCGCGTATTCCCTGATCTGCTGGTCGATATCGACCGATGTGGCATCAACCCGGCCGGCGATTTCGGCAAATTCAGCCGGAACGGCTTTCGGATCAACCTTCTGCTGCGCCGCTTTGTCCGGATCGGCAAACACTCTGCCCTGCGACACCAAAATGGGTCGGGCGGTCAGGCGTGTTTTCAGTTTCTCGGACGGTCTTGCGTCGCCCTCCGCGAAGGTCATAGATTCCTCAGCACGAAGCAGATCGGCATATTCTTCGACGATGCCGTCTTTTTCCGCTGCGAGGACTTTTCCTTCCCGGACGAGGGCTTCACAGAATTCCGCGAACGCGGTTTGTGCCACCTCGGCAGCGGATTTCTTCGATGCGTCAGCGGCCGCCTGCGCCTGTGCCAATGCGGCGTCTGTCAGTACCTTCACGCCGCTCTGAAGCTCGGCAAAGAGGGCGGACTGAGCAGCCAGGGCATCTTCCAGGGCCTTGATCTTGGCTTTCAATTCATCCATCTGTTTTTCCTCCTCCTGTTGGTTTTCTGAGAAATTATTAGCGACCCCTGACAATCCATCAGATGGTTTAACGATGAGGTTTTCCGGGGCGGCTCGCTGCAAACCAGCAATGTCATCTTTGTCCAGGACTCTGTCGGCAACCTCGAGTCCGAATTTCTCGATAAAGAAATCGCGAATGCCTGATAGAACGCGCGCAACGGTCGGCATGCGCGTCTCATCCGTCGCCCAGATGTATTCTTCGAATTCCACCCCCTCCGCGAACTGCACGGGAGTCAGGCCCTTGATGGCGGGCGGCGTAGCACCCAGTAGGCCGATGTGACGCAGCAAGCCATCGGGATAGAGCGCGATGCTGACTTTCTTGTAAGCGCCCATCTTGACGGCATTGACGACATCGTCACTGACTTGGTCAACATAGGCGAGCAGTTTGCCACCGGCCGCCTTGAGTTCCTTGGCCCATCCGTAGGCCGGGGCATCTGTTGCGGGATGGCCAAGCACAAGCGGGGCATCATGACTTTCCTGTGTGTTGTAGCGGGTCGCGATATTGTCGAGATCGGCATCGGTGTAGGTCTTGGTTATGCCGTTGCCGGATGTGTGGGTCCCTGTTTTGAATACTTCGAGCCATGCTCCTGTCATGATTTTCCTCCTTTGGTTTTGTCGGACTCTTTCTTGACGTTCACGAGGGGCTTGTCTTTTTCGTTTTCTTTTTCGAATCCGGATGCCTGGAGCTTGGACGGATCGATAATTTCCTCGATGTCGTCTTCTTCGAGGTGGTAAACCCGCGTGAAATACGTCTTGGAGAAACGAACGCCCGCGCGTGACAACGCTTCGTCGCGTGTTGCACGGTCGATTTCTACTTCGTTGGCGTGGTAAGGAATCAAGTTTGGCCGCGGCGTATCCATGTACCCGTTGCGCATCATGATCAGATTGATAATGTCGCTCCATATTGCGCTGACCATCGCAATGTCCCGTTTCTGGATATCGCTGCGGACCGTTAACGCGCCCTTGGTGGCCGCATAAGACGACTTGTCGCCGGAGTCCATGGAGAGTGTGTGCCCCAGAATCGTCTTCGACATCTGGGAGTCCATGAAGTCGCAGAGAATCTTGAATCCGTCGTTGTTCGACTGCTGGTTCTTGGATTCCAGTAATTCAACTGTTCGGTTGCCACAGACGGCGATGACCGCGTCTTGAACGAGCGTCTTCAGGTCTCCGACGAAGTCGGTTAATGTGGTCGCATCCGCATTACCTTCGATCTTGCCCACGACCCACGGCGTGCCGAAGCGCTCCATGAAGTTCAGCCAGAATTCGAGGTTGGCCCGCTTGAATACAATCGGCCAGAAGCATCGCTGCGCGACGCCGCGCCCGTAGGGGTTGTCGTAGGACGGTTTGATTCTCGGGCAGATCAGTGTCCATGGATCGGGCGGCGCCTCGCCTTCTATTGGGTGAGCCTGTGACACAAAGCGCAGCTCCGGGACGCCCTTTTCGCCGATGAACCAGTCGAACCATTCCGGCGGTTTCGGCGTGATCTGGACCGGCAGCCACAGACCGTGCAGGTAATCCCAGGTCAGCTCGGCAGGTTGAAAGCCCCAGTAAATGACATCGAGGAGATTCGAGGTCAGTTCATCGCGGGAGAGATCTTCGATGCACATCTTTCTCTCCATGACGCTGAAGAACCACTTCTCGAGAATCTTGTGGATTCTGGGCGGGCATTCGCCACGTTCCAGTCGCCAGTCATAGGACAGTGTCGCGCTCTCCCGACTTTCGAGGGCAGCGGTCAGGTGAGCATCCGACAGGAGCTCGCGATAAAGAACAAGGGACTGCCCGCGTTTTTGGAGGACGCGGTCAGGATTCGGTAACCGCTGATTGATAATGTTCCACGCGGAGAACGCGCTCGTAAACGTATAGCGCTGCTTACGATACGCGCTGATCTGAGCTTGTGCGCTCTGGCCCTGGCGGGTTTTTCTGGCGGGTGCTTCGGGCGCGACTTTCGCCGCGCCCTTTGCTTTGCCACCGAACTGACTTTTCTTCATAAAGTCGAGCTTCCGTAAGAGAGTGAGAAGACTTCCAGCATGATTACGAGCATCAACAATTGTTCAGTGTTCTATAGTCCAGTGCTTTCGGTGATGTTATTTTTTGTCAAATTTTATTTACTATCAAGAGTGTTTATTTTTTAAGTACTTGAAGATACAGCGATTCTTGTCCCGAACCATGACGACGCAATCAGTTCACAAGTGTACCGCACGCCGTCCACCGACGCTTTTGCAGCGGGATCCGGGCTCCAACCATGGTATGATGCGACAAACATGCTGGCCAGGATAACCAATGACGCAATGACGCCAAACGGCCGGATCGCCGCGCGCAGGTTCACGACCCACGTTGACGGTGTGCCGCTGACGTCCCGGTTAAAGAACTCAATCTGGGCCTTGAGGTACCCGGTGACGGCCGCGAGGTACCCGGGCAGCACTTCCGGCTTGGATGTCGCAAGGCTAGACATCGTTGCTTCTGGTGTGTCCGCGCTTTGCGGGATAAACTTCTTCTTGATAAAGTCGATGGCGGCCGGCAATATCATGCCGGCCAGTGCGATAATCGCGTCGATTCCCATAATTGCCCCTCCTAGGCACCGAGCACGCCCTTGTCCAGCGACCCGGCATATTCGAAATGTGGATAGTCTTTGATGCTGTTAAAGTCTCCGCCCCATCTCAGGCCGAGATTTTTACCGATCTTTCCCGCCGCCTTGTAGGCGATGATCTTCCAGTTGATTTTTCCATCATGATCCAGTATGGCGATATCGAACGCCTCACGATCCGTGTGGCGGGAATGCCTTGCTTTCGTAACGATCTTGTTTTCCGACGGCGTGATGCCGTGAAGCCCGGCTTTGAGTCTCAGGCGGTTGACTTCTTCGATGCCCAGACGACCCTGCGCATAGAGCGCGTCTTGCTCGAACTGTGAGCGATAAGTGCAGGTCAGGATATATTTTAATCCCGCTGCGCGCATGTCTTGCTCGAACATCGCATAGAGCGCCTGCATCTCAATAGTAAGGTCTTCGGGATTCTTGCTCGGCATTACTGAACTCCACAGTGGCCAGACAGCCTGCCTTCGTTTCGCGCCTCGCACATGGCGATCTGCGTATTGACTGTTCCCTCCAGGTGGGCGATGGCCAGCTCGTTCTTGGTGGTTCGTCCATTCGCGGCCGCGACATGGTCCGATAGTTTATTAAGGCTCTTTATAATTCCGTCCGCTTTTTCCTTGTACTCCTCGCGGTTTCGCTCGATGATTTCCTTCAGATCGTCGCAGGTTTCTTGGTTCTGCTTGATCATTTCCTCCCGATTTTCCTTGGCGGTTCTTTCAACACCGCTCATCCACTTCCTTACGAAAAACAATACCGCCGCCGCAAGTCCGGCGTTGATGGCCATATATCCGAAATCGGTGAGGGCTCTCTCCATACGCGATTCTCCTGTTGACAGATTGTAGTGGGTGTGGTTATGATTAATGGATTTCGAAGGGCAAAAATCCTGTCAAGTTTTATTTGCTATCAAGAGTGTATTTTTTACAGGAAGGGTAGGCGAGGGGCACGCAGGGCAAGATTCGCGCCAGCGGATTAAAAAACCCCAAAGTGGAGGGAAAAAGAAAAATTTCAGAAAAAACGCCAAAAAAGCGGGTACTATTTACCCGCTCATTATTCGCAAAAACGCCCCACCAATAAAATCAAACACTTAACCCATTTTCATGTTGACATAAAATGCCCTATCAGACATAGACGCTTGTTTTCGTTATTTCTTGGGTGAAAAGTGGGAAAATCTGAAAATTTCCAAACTGCAAATTAATGGCTTTTACTTGCAGAAAGTGACGAAAAATGGCACTTTCTGCAAGTAAAACATCCGCGAATTACATCAAATCCCTGAACCCTTCGATCAGCTTCGAGGTCCGGCGTTTCTCGCTGGACATCACCCGCCCGCTCATCGCCATGTTCATGATGTACGCCAACGCCTGCGACATACTGTCGATCTCGTCCTTGAAAAATGCGTTCGGGAACGTCGCCGCGTTGTCAACGAACTCTCCGACCCATAAGTTTTCTTGCAGCGTCGGATCAGGCAGCCAGCATCGCCCGCTCTCCTGCATCGGACTGACCGCCTGCGCCCGAATGACTTTATCCATGGTCGGCATGACCGGCAGGACAGGCAGGATCGTCTCCTGCTGCAACGCCTGACACAATGCCTGCCCAGAGTCCCTGTCTTCAATTAAGATGACGTTCGGGCGATACTTCAAATACTGGACTTCCGCTTGTCGCCGGAGCTGCGGGTACTCGACCTTGTCGCGCCACTGATCCAAGAGCACGGCGCCAAGCTCGCTGACGCCCCATGTCTGGCAGACCGAGTACGCCGAATCCCAGTTCTTCTTCGACGCCGTGTCCCAGGACTGCAAAATAAAATTACACTTCGGCCTGACGGTATAATATTTCCACTTCGACCGGATGAAGATCGAGCCCTCCATCGGCGCCGGACGCTGCTGGAACAATGCATTCCACATCATCGGCGTCATGTTGGACCGTATCCGGTTCAGCGCGGCAGTGTCGTACCTCTGTGGACAAAGGGCCTCGCCGGCAGCACGGCCCAGCACATCTTCTTCGCCGTTCCAGTCTTCGGCTATTGCCGGAATTCTGATGCTGAACCATCCATCGGTGGTCTTTTCTCTTAACAGATACCCGATGAGGTCGTTCTCATTCCATCGCGTATGGAGGATAACGACCGTGCCGCCAGGCTCAAGGCGGGTGTAAAACGTCGAGTCGAACCACTCGTGGATCATTTTCAATGTCGTCTCGGAACTGGCCTCCTGCCAGTTCTTGTGTGGATCGTCAATGATGCCCAGATCACAGCCCTTACCAGTGATCGGCCCGCCGACGCCCGCTGTGACCATACCGCCCTCTGCCGTGGTGGCCCAGTTGTTCGACGCCGTGGCGTCCTCGGCTAAATACAATCCCACCCGCGCGCCTTTTTCTTTGACGATGTTCCTTGCGCGCCGCCCCCAGGTCGCGGCGAAATTCGCTTCGTAGGTGGACAAAAGCACGCGCTTATGTGGCCAGTTAGCCAGGAACCAGACCGGCAACCATTGGGAAATAAAGACTGATTTTCCGTGGCGCGGAGGGACAGAGATGAGGACACGCCCGCCGCCTCGCGCAATGACCGTGGCCATGATATTCGAGATCATCACTAAATAAGGATACGGTTTCCACAGACCGTCAGACATGACCGACGCAAACGTGTGCGGCAGGTACTTCCAGGTGTCTCCGGGCAGGATCTCAAGGAACCTGTCATAGCCCATCGATATCGTATCGACGTCCGGCCTCGAGTTCACCGGGCACTTGACCTTCTTCACCCCCTTGCACTTCGCTTTCTTCTTCGCCGTGTCGTAGCTCTGCTCCGTCCGGTTCTTGATTTTCGTCTCCACGATCTCCTCGGTCAGCGCCTTCTCCGCCGATTGTTTCTGTTTCTTCAGGGAGCGCGCCTGCAACGCTTCCATGACCTGCTGCTCCGTTGCCATCCGTAACCTCCAATAATCTGCGTGTAATTTTCTGCATGCGTTCTTCAAACTCGAGCCGCTGCTTGTCCGTACCGACCAGCGAGATCTGGCGGTCGAACAGCGACTCAGCCAGGTGCTCGATCGCTCGGCGCTTGACCGGGTCGGACAATAAAATATTGATCTGGGTTTGCGAGATCTTCGCCGGCCCTTCTTCCTCGCTGTCGGTTTTTTCCAGGTCGCGCAAAATCTCAAAGAGCCGGTCCAGCGCGGTTTGTTTGTTGTGCAGCTTTATCTTTACGATCTTTCCGGCTTTTGTTGTCGTCTCTGTGATTTCCGCGATCCCGGCTTTCTGCATCCGGGTTAGATCTTTCGAAGACTTGAGAAACGTCACACCATCGTTGTTCCAGTCCACAAAGTCAGACATGTTCGTAAACGCCATCGCGCGATATTCCTCAATGATATCATCCACCGAGAGGCCGAGCCGCGAGGCCACAGACTCTCTAAGCAGCAGCAAATACTGCTGCACGGCCGGCGACTTCATGATATTATTGAAGTTTCGCTCAACGAGCTGCGCCTGGCTGCCGCCGGATTTCTGTGGCGTCCAGTACCCGCCGTCTTTCAACGCGACCAACTTGTTGAAATGCTTAACATAAGACTCGCAGAACTTCTTTTGCTTGTCCGTGAGCTTCGATAAAACCATCCGTTCCCTGCGCAGCAGATCCAATTGGTCGATGTTCAGCCCCTTTTTCACGTCCATCATTCCTCCGCGTTATTATTTGCTTTTTTCTTATTTTTTGTTGTTTTAGTGTTTGTTGTAATAATTTTTGTTGACTTTTTTGAAAAAGTCAAGTAAAAACTACTATTCTTTCATGTAGCTTCTCCTTTCCTCGCTCCATGAAGCCCCGGTCCCCCCGCCGGGGTTTCTTGTTTCTGGTTTAAAAAAAATAGAATTAAAAGACCCAGGCTATACTAATCCTAAAATTCCTAAACTCACAGCAACCAGTTGTCATGTGACTAGCATATGACATTTATGTCATATTGTGTCATAAATAACATACATGGAAGCGCAGAATCCAGGCGCGTGGCCGAAAAATTATTTATTATATTGATTATCCCATTTCGACCAGAAATAAAACAATACTGAATGAATCCACAGGCTTGGATGCAAAAGAGCTACATTTATATTGATTATATTGATTATATACGCGAAATAATCAATAATTTTTTCCTTAATTATTTCAGCTAGATAGAAAGCGTAAAATCGCAAAAATGCCCTCTATAGGGGAAATAAATGAGCAACTTTTTATTTTTGAAAAAAATAAATTTAACTTGAAATATTTCAAATATAAGCAATATAAGATATAAACAAATAAATACACAGGTTTATAATAAATAAAATAACAAATATAAAAAATATAATCAATACACAGCTGGCTGATAACCGCTAAACAAGCTAAATAAATAATTTTATTGAGAAAAACAAAAGTTGCTCATTTATTTCCCCTATAGAGGGACGCTATTTTCTGTGGATTTGGGCAGAAAAAGCGAATAACAAAAAAATCCTGAAAATAAGCAATATAAGATATAAGTGATAAATATTATAGGGTTCAGTCGAAATTGCGTAATCAATATAATCAATATAATAAATAAAGGATAGAGAGTTCGTTTAATTCGTACTCTGGTCTGTGGCAAAAATTCCGGTTTCTTGCCAAAAATTGGCGCGTTTTGTAAGCGGGGTAATTCTCTACTTTAATCCAATGAGATAATTGACCGGCACCGGGTGCCCCCTTGCCCGCTCCGGCGCTCGGTGACCGGTCGGCAGGCTCGCTTCGCTCGCCGCCGCCCGCCCCCTCGCACCTCCGCTAGTCCTTGCCATCCTGCCCGCTCCGGCGCTCGGTGACCGGTCGGCAGGCTCGCTTCGCTCGCCGCCGCCCGCCCCCTCGCACCTCCGTAGTCTGTGCCCTCCTGCCCGCTCCGGCGCTCGGTGGCCGGACGGCAGGCTCGCAGGCTCGCCGCCGCCCGCCCCCTCGCACCTCCGCTAGTCTGTGCCCTCCTGCCCGCTCCGGCGCTCGGTGACCGGTCGGCAGGCTCGCTTCGCTCGCCGCCGCCCGCCCCCTCGCACCTCCGCTAGTCCTTGCCGCCTTGC